TGGATTTTGGAGGTGTGAAATGAGCGAATATAACGCAAAGAATTACACAGAGCAGGGCGGCGATGTCACTCATATCGGCGGCAAGATCGTGTATGACAATGGCCTGATGCCGAACATGAGCACGGCTGATGTGACAAGCGACACCGTGGCAAAGGTCAGAACTACTCTGAATGCCCTGATCACAAAGCTTAAGAATGCGGGCCTTATGGTGGGCGATGCGTTTACCATGCAGTATGCGGCGGTGACGGACAGTGTTGCCGGCCATGCGGATCGTTCCTATAACACCGGGAAGATTTCCGATGTTACGGTGGATAATGACGCGCATATCATCACGATCACTTTGTCCGAGAAGGTGAAGGATCTTAAGGATTTCGAGGCCGGTAATGGATGGGGCAAGCACAAGTGGCTTGGCGTTGGTCTTGGCGTTGGGATCTCTCCGATTACTGGTCTGTATTACAACGGTTCTGCTTTGAGCGCGGAGGATGTTTCCGAAGCGACTCAGTGTGGTTTGGATGCCGGGTACTTTGTCCGCTGGGTTGCGGCTGATCTGGTGCTTGCCGGTGATAACACGGAGAAGTCGGTGGATACCTTTACGCTCTGGGCGGATGGTTACGCGGAAACGGCTTATAAGCTTGTGATCGTGGAGCCGGATGCGGAGTAAGGAACATGGGCGGTGGAGAAATCTGCCGCCTTTATTGTGAGGTGAGTTCAGATGACTTTGACAGTGGAAGAAATGAAGAATTATCTGCGGATCGATTTCGAGGATGATGATTCGCTTTTGGAAAACTTCATAGCAGCCGGGAAGAAGCAGTGCATGGATATCCTGCGGACAGACGATGAGGCGGATCTGGACGCCTGTGCTAATGGGAAGATTGCCGTGATGTTTACGGTGGCTTATCTGTATGAGCACAGGGAAGAAGCCGATCATCACGCAATGGATCTGACACTTCGGGCGCTGTTATTTGGCAGCCGAAAGGAGGGATTCTGATGAATGTGGCGGCTTTGAGGTCCAAGGTGACATTCCAAAAGAATGAGACCGTGACGGATAAGTACGGCAATCATAAGAACGACTGGACGGATTATTATACCTGCTGTGCCACGATTGGCGGTGAGGGGCTGGCCAGTTCTAAGGAAGAAGAGGTTGCTGGAACTACGGTTGAGGATTTTTCAATGACCGTATCTATCCGTTATTGCCAGAAGGCTGCTGCGATTGATTCCACGCACTACCGGGTGATGTTTATGGGTGAAATCTACAACATCCTGAATATCGACCATATGAACTTCCGGAAGAAGTCATTGAAGTTCACCTGTAGGAAGGAGCGGCGCTGATGGCACAGACGATAAAGATTGACCAGCTGGCGGATACCGTGATGAAGGGCATGGAGGAATACGCGAAGCTTGCTGCGGAGGACCTGAAGAAGGATGTCCAGAAGGCGGGCAAGACCGTAAAGCAGCAGATCGAAAGCACGGCTCCGAAGAAGACGGGTAAGTATTCCAAGAGCTGGGCAGTGAAGAAGACCAGGGAAACGTCAGATTCCATCCAGATCGTGGTGTATTCCAAACGATACCAGCTGACACATCTTTTGGAGTTTGGCCATGCGAAGCGCGGCGGTGGAAGGACAAGGGCGTTCCCTCACATCGCGCCGGCGGAGCAGGCGGGTATCGAGCAGCTGACAAGGGATATCGAGCGTGACCTGCAGAAAGGCGGTTAGAAATGGAGATATTGCTTTTGTTATTCGTGATCGCTCTTGGGATTGCGGTGTTTGGCGTTGCTATTTACCACAGTACCCGGAGGGGCGAGGATTGTCATGGTTATCCGTATAACTGCCCGGTTTGCCGTCATGCTGCGGAATGCATTATCGAGATCGGGAGGAAGAAGGATGACGCATGAAGATGTAATGCAGATGCTGGCTGAAACGGAGATCCCATTTGCGTATGACCATTTCGCGGAAGGGGAAAGTCCTGATCCGCCATTCATCTGCTTTTTATTTCCGGGTTCGGAGAACTTCGCTGCGGATAACGTGGTGTACATGGAGTTTTCCAACCTGAGCATTGAACTTTATACCGATGAGAAGGATCCGGAAATTGAAGACAGGGTCGAGGCTGTGCTGAATGCCCACGAACTGTTCTGGAACAAATCTGAGGTATGGATCGAATCAGAGAAACTATACGAAGTGCTGTACCAGATGACGGTATAGCGGAAAGAGAGGTTTATTATGCCGAGTACAAATAACAAGGTGAAATTCGGACTTAAGAACTGCCACTATGCCAAGGCAACTCTTGATCCGGATACGAATGAAGTTACTTTCGCTACACCGGTAGCCATTCCTGGTGCAGTGAATTTGTCGCTGGATCCTGAAGGGGATACCGAGCCGTTCTATGCGGACGATATGGTGTATTACACCACAGTTGCGAACAACGGTTATTCCGGCGATCTGGAAATCGCGCTGATTCCTGAAAGCTTCAGGAAGGATATCCTGAAAGAGACTGAGGATGCGAACGGCGTCATGGTGGAGGATTCCACGGTGGAGCCTGAGCATTTCGCCCTGCTCTTTGAGTTTTCCGGGGATAAGAAAAAGATCAGGCACTGCATGTATTACTGTACCGCTGCGAGACCTACGATCGAGGGCAAGACCAATGAGGATTCCAAGGAAGTCCAGACTGAGAAGCTGGAGATCACGGCGACTCCGCTTCCGAACGGACTTGTGAAGGTGAAGACTGGAGCGAATACTTCCGATGCGGTTTACAACGGATGGTATTCGGGTGTTTATCAGACGGAAAGCGCTCAGGTATCGGCGGTTCTTACCGGTATCACAATCGGAAGTCTTCAGCTTACGCCTGCTTTTGATGCCGGTACCACTTCTTATACGGCTGAGACCGTGAATGATGAGGATGCGGTATCTGCGACGGCGGCAAGCGGAACGGCGGTTACGATTCTGGTAAATGGTGTGGCTCATACCAGCGGCGATGATGCAACTTGGGAGAGCGGAACCAATACCGTGACGGTGATCGCAAGTAAGACCGGATGCACCAGCACGGCATATACCGTGACGGTGACAAAGAACGGACAGGGTTGATAAGTGTTTTTTAGGGCAGGGCTTCGGCTCTGCCCATTCTTATGATTGGAGGAAAGTGAAATGGCACTTACAAAGACAGTGAATATTGATGGCAATGATGTGACTTTCAGGGCATCGGCAGCCATTCCGAGAATATACAGGAACAAGTTCCACAGGGATATCTACAAAGATCTTCATGACTTGCAGAAGAGCATTGATGAGAATGATCCGGAAAATTCCGCGCTGGATTCTTTTTCGCTGGAACTGTTCGAGGATATCAGCTACATCATGGCGAAACACGCGGATCCGCAGAATGTTCCTGATACGCCGGATGAATGGCTGGAACAGTTCGGGACTTTTTCCATTTATCAGGTGCTTCCTGAGATTATCGAGCTTTGGGGCTTGAATGTGCAGACGCAGGTGGAGAGTAAAAAAAACTTCGAGCGACTGACCGGGAAATGACAACGCCGCTCTTACTTTTAAGGGCGGTGCAGCTGGGCGTGCATATCAGTGAGATGGATTTGCTGACGATAGGATGCTTACTGGATATGTATAGTGAGCTTCAGGCTGATGATGTGCCTCCGGTTTACACAGCCAGCCAGGATGACATGGATAAGTTTTAATTGATATTTGTATGGATTAGTAGTATTATACTAAAGGAAAATAGAAGAAAGGCACGCATCTTGTGTGTGGGTGAGGAAATGAAGAATAGATAATTTGATTTGGTAAACGCGAACGAAAATATTATGGCCTGAAAAGGTCTGTTTGTGTATGCCGAATTGGATTATCGTATTCATTTTGAAGCCATCTTGAAGTGATGCTTTCTTTCGGCATATATTGGGTCTTCATTTGTACGTGTAATCTGCTTTCGGCTTGGAGCAGATTTTTTTGTGCCATTAAAAATATCGGAGGTGATGTGTATGGCACAGATACAAGTGACGGACCTGACATTTTCCTATGACGGAAGCGCGGACGATGTTCTTAAAGATGTGAATTTTAACATTGATACAGACTGGAAGCTGGGGCTGATCGGAAGAAATGGTAAGGGTAAAACAACTCTGCTAAACCTTCTTATGGGAAGATTTGATTACCATGGCAATATTAAGACATCTACCTGCTTTGATTATTTTCCGTATACAGTATTTGATTCAGATCTGACAAAAAATGCAGTTGATCTCATAGAGAGATGGAAACCACAGATTGAAATCTGGCAGGTTCTGATCCAGATGAATGAGCTTAAGATGGATCCGGAATGCTTATACAGACCATTTGGTACGCTTAGCTTCGGAGAGCGGACAAGAGTGATGTTGGCAGTGCTGTTTGCGGCAGAGAATGAGTTCCTTCTGATCGATGAACCTACGAACCATTTGGATACCAAGGCACGGGATATTATAAAAGAGTATCTGGCTTCAAAAAAGGGGTTTATCCTTGTATCACATGATAGGGATCTTTTGGATGCTGTATGTGATCATGTGCTTGTTTTGAACAGGTCTACAATCGAGATACAGGCAGGCAATTTTTCAACATGGTGGGAGAATAAGGAAAAGAAGGACGCATTTCAGCAGGCGGAAAATGAAAAGCATCTTAAGGAGATAGGCAAGCTGAGAGCAGCGGCTGACAGGAGCAGCCGGTGGGCAGATAAGAATGAAAATTCCAAGATAGGATTTGATCCCGTAAAGGAGCATGACAGGAGCATCGCAACCAGATCCTTTATTGGCGCAAAAACCAAGAAGATGCAAGCTCGTGTGAAATCCTATGAGCAGCGTATTGGACGCGAGATTGAAGAGAAAGAAGGTCTTCTGCAAGATATTGAGAGAGTATCAGATCTGAAAATAGAACCGCTTAAATTCCATAAGGGGGTGCTTATCAATGTGAATGATCTGTCGCTTGGATATGAATCTGAGAAGCCACTGTTTGAAGGCCTGCGTTTTCAGGTTAAGCGAGGCGAAAGAATAATTCTTTCTGGTGAGAATGGATGCGGGAAATCGAGTGTTCTGAAGGCGATATTGCAGAAGGCAGATTTTAGGGAGTGGGGAGCCGATTCGGGGTTACTCATATCAGGAGATCTGGATGTTGCATCCGGCATGACTATATCGTATGTCAATCAGGATACGTCTTTTTTGTCAGGTACTTTACGGAAATACAGTGAGATTAAAGGGCTTAATGAAAGTCTGTTTCTTGCGGTGCTAAGGCAGCTTGATTTTGGACGGGAACAGTTTGTGAAAAATATGGAGGACTTTTCGGAGGGTCAGAAGAAGAAGGTACTGATTGCAGCAAGTCTGCTCACGCCGGCTCACTTATATATTTGGGATGAACCATTAAATTTTATTGATGTGTTCTCACGGATGCAGATAGAAAAACTGATCCTGCAATATAAGCCTACCATGCTTTTGGTAGAGCATGATGTCAGGTTTCAGGAAAAAGTAGGTACAGATATTATCAGAATAGGATAATGTCAGAAAAGAAATAATTGGGAGAAGATCGGGAAACCGGTCTTTTTCTTTTACCCAAAATCAGGAAGGAGGGACATAGATGGCTGGACGGATCCAGGGTATCACCGTTGAAATTGGCGGCGATACCACCAAATTACAGACTGCCTTGAAGGGCGTAAATACAGAGATCAGGAATACGCAGAGCCAGCTGAAAGATGTCGATAAGCTCCTGAAACTTGATCCGGGAAATACGGAATTGCTTGCACAGAAGCATAGGCTCTTGGGAGATGCAGTTAAGGAAACAAAGGAAAAACTGGAGACCTTAAAGACGGCAGCTGAGCAGGCAGATCAGGCACTGAAAGATGGCACGATTACACAGGAACAATATGACGGTCTGCAGAGGGAGATTGCTGAGACAGAGGCAAAGCTGAAATCCTTGGAGGAACAGGCAAAGAGTTCTGCAACGGCTCTTCAGGAAATCGCCGCAAAGGGTGAGAAGCTGAAGACGGTCGGGGATAATATCACGAATGTCGGGAAGAAGTTCCTTCCTGTGACAGGGGTTGTGGCTGGACTTGGTACGGCGGCGGTGAAAACAGCCGCTGATTTTGATTCTGCCATGAGTAAAGTGGCGGCGGTGTCCGGCGCGACAGGCGCAGACTTTGATGCTTTAAGAGATAAAGCCCGTGAGATGGGATCCAAGACAAAGTTCTCCGCATCTGAGGCTGCGGAAGCCATGAACTACATGGCGATGGCAGGCTGGAAGACGGAGGATATGCTGGAAGGCATCGAAGGCGTCATGAACCTTGCGGCGGCTTCCGGTGAGGATCTGGCAACTACATCTGATATCGTAACGGATGCGCTGACAGCTTTTGGACTTTCTGCATCTGATTCCGGCCACTTTGCGGATATCCTTGCAGCGGCAAGTAGTAATGCCAACACGAATGTTTCCATGATGGGTGAAACCTTCAAGTATTGCGCTCCAATTGCCGGTGCTTTGGGCTTCTCTGCGGAGGATACGGCGGAAGCAATTGGCTTGATGGCCAATGCCGGCATCAAGGGTTCTCAGGCAGGTACGGCTTTGAGGACGATCATGAATAACCTGTCCGGTGATGTGAAGATCTGTGGTTCTTCTATCGGAGAGGTGACGGTGGCAACTACCAATGCTGACGGTTCCATGAGAGATCTGTCAGATATCCTGGCTGATTGCCGGACGGCGTTTGCTGGTCTGACAGAATCAGAGAAGGCACAGGCGGCTGAAAGCCTTGTTGGTAAGAATGCGATGTCCGGTTTTCTGGCATTGATGAACGCCGGGGAAGGAGATATTGATAAGCTTTCATCTGCCATTGCGAACTGTGACGGAACGGCTGCAGGGATGGCGGAGACCATGCAGGATAACCTTGCCGGTCAGCTGACAATATTGAAATCACAGTTGCAGGAACTGGCTATCTCTTTTGGAGAACTGTTGATGCCTGCGATCAGAACCATTGTCGGGTGGATCCAGAAGTTTGTGGACTGGCTTAATTCAATGGATGAAGGCACACGGAAAGTCATTGTTACGATTGCCCTGGTTGCGGCTGCAATCGGACCGATACTGATCATAGTCGGAAAGGTAATCTCTGCGGTCGGTACGATCATGACGATCATTCCGAAGCTGGCAGGCGTGATCAATGCGGCTAAGGGTGTAATTGCAGCCTTCAATGCGGTATGCGCAGCCAATCCATATGTGCTGATCATTGCGGCGATCGTGGCTCTTGTGGCGGCTTTCATATATCTGTGGAATAACTGCGAAGAGTTCCGTCAGTTCTGGATTGACCTTTGGGAGAGTATCAAAGAGATTGCCGTTGCCGTGTGGGAGGCTTTGAAGGAGTTCTTCACAGCGGCATGGGAAGCAATAAAGACCACGGCTGTTACGGTCTGGAATGCGATCAAGGATTTCTTTACCGGGCTTTGGGAAGGTATCAAGAATATCTTCACGACTGTGGTGAATGCGATCAGCACGTTCCTGACGAATGCCTGGAACGCAATTAAGAATACCGTGACTACGGTGTTCAATGCGATAAAAACCTTTTTCACGACGATCTGGAACGGGATCAAGTCTGTTATTACGACCGTGGTGACAGCGATATCCACCTTCCTGAGTACGGCGTGGAATGGTATCAAGACCGCAATCACAACGGTGCTGAATGCAATCAAGTCCGTGGTAACAACGGTCTGGAACGGCATTAAGACCACGATCACGAATATCGTGAACGGGATCAAGAATGCAGTCACGACAGCGTGGAACAATATCAAGTCTGCGGTATCGAATGCGGCCAATGCCATAAAGAATGCTGTTTCCAATGCGTTCAATGCGATGCTGAATGGCATCAAGAATGTCTGCGGAAATATCTATGGCGCGGTGAAGAGCGGATTTGACAAGGCTATCAATTTCGTGAAGAACCTGGCATCGCAAGCTTTCCAGTGGGGCGCTGATTTTATCGGCGGTATCGTGAACGGTATCAAGTCCATGATCGGGAAGGTCGGGGACGCTGTTTCTTCAGTTGCGGATAAGATCCGGAGCTTCCTGCACTTCTCCGTTCCAGATGAAGGTCCTCTGACGGATTACGAGAAGTGGATGCCTGATTTTATAGGAGGCTTGGCGAAGGGTATTGAGAAGAGCCGGGGCATGATCGAGAATGCTATGAACGGAGTGACTTCTGATCTGACCATTACTCCAAGAGTGATGGCAGCTCAGGGAGGCTATTCCGGTTCTGCTGCTTCAAGCGGAGATCTGATCTCCGGTATCAACATGGCACTGAATACGGCTTTGGCTGGGGGCGGTGCTGCAGGGGATATCGTGATCCCGGTTTATATCGGTGGTGACATGATCGATGAGATCGTGGTTACGGCTCAGCAGAGAATGAATTTAAGAAGTGGAGGCAGGTAAGATGGCTCATATGCAGTATCTTGTTTTTAACAATGAGAATATCCCGATGCCTGCCTCTTATTCTGTGAGTTTATCGGATGTGGAGGCAGACAGCGGGGGTGTGACGGAAGCAGGAACCACGCAGAGGGATGTTGTCCGTGAAGGCGTGGTACAGATTGGGGTCACTTTCAGGGTATCGAAGAAGTGGCTTAATAAGTTTTCGGCGTATAAGAAGCTGGCAAGTATTACCGTGGGATATATGGACACGGAGACCATGAACATCGTTAACACGCAGATGTATATTGACGGGTATCAGGTGAAGCTGGTCAGCGATACAAGCTATGGAAGCTTGTGGGAGGTGTCCTTCACATTGAAAGAGTTTTAAGGAGGGCGGCTATGTATCCAGTGAGCAATGCCTTCCTTGAAGCGGTGAAGGCAAATACAAGAAAATATTACTGGACCGGCAGGATCACAACGACTGCCGGAACAGTTTACAACTTTGATCAGGATGATATGGTCAAGGGCAGCGGGTATATCACTTCCCAGTGCTGCGGTTCCACGGAAATCGAGCTGGGAACGGTGTATGCTGCGGAGATGGGAATATCACTTTTCTCCGAGATCAACAGGTACACGCTGGAAGATGCGAAGGTGGAGCTTTTCTATCATTTGCAGGTGGCTGGCGGTTCCTATGAAACGATCCCGATGGGAATCTTTGAAGTATCGGAGGCGAACCGGAAAGCAAAGTGCCTGGAAATAAAAGCCTATGACTATATGGTACGGTTCGAGAAGGCATTCACTTCTCTGGAATCCATCGGTAACGCTTATGATTTCATGGTGCTCTGCAGCACGGCCTGTGAGGTAACACTGGCTCAGGACAGGGCAACCATTGAGGCAATGCCGAACGGGACAGAGAACCTGTCCATCTATTCTGATAATGATATTGAGACATACCGCGATGTGCTGTTCTATGTGGGACAAGTGCTTGGCGGTTTTTTCGTGATCAACAGAGCTGGGGAACTGGAACTTCGGAAGTACGGGAATACGCCGGTGCTGACGGTAGAGAGGAAGCACAGATTTACTTCCAGCTTTTCGGACTTCATCACGAGATATACAGCAGTTTCTTCAACGAACCTGAGAACGCAGATTGCAGAGTATTATGCGCTGGATCCGGATGATGGACTGACCATGAATTTGGGAGTGAATCCACTTTTGCAGTTCGGTCTTGAAGAGACTAGGCGGCAGCTTTGTACAAATATCCTGAATGATCTGGCTGTCGTGAATTATGTTCCGTTTGATTCGGATACTATTGGTAATCCGGCATTAGATGTGGGAGATATTCTTTCCTTTACCGGCGGACAGGCGGATGCTACAAAGTATGCCTGCATTACATCAAACAGCATCAAGATCGGCGGCAGGCAGAGCATCAAGTGCGT